CGTCCCATTGTTGTGTCATAATAAATTTTTTTAAATGTTGAACCTGCAAGTGGTAGATGAAATAACATAGAATCAAATTCTGGTTCATATTCTTCCATTTCATCCATCACAAGATAGTTCATGTAATCTTTTACTCTTTGTGCTTGTAAATCATTTGCTGGTGTTTGTACTCCAACAACTTGTGTTCTTACCGGTCCATCACCTGGTAATAATTCTTTGTATGCTTGTGCTTGAAACTGTGTAACAGCTTCTGCAAGAACTGGGTGCGTTGCACCTGATGCACCTTGAAAAGGTTCTGATCTATCTTGATATTTAAATCCTAATAAATCTAAACCATCACGATAACTTTGTTCCCATTCTTTTCTAGATGCTTTGTAATCATGATAATCTCCAACCATGTCGTTACCAACTGGTTCTAAAACATCGTCAGGTAAAATATCTGCAAGGTTATCAAAATGATTTTCTGTGCCCGGTATATTTATAGCTCCCGGTTCAAAGTCAATCGTTGCACCGCCGTCTTCTTCGGGTGTAACTTCAACTGGTCCTTTTTCTACTTCCTCCTCTTTAACACTAACTTCTTCGATCTCCTCTTCTGTTGGGAAATCGATTTTAGTTCGCGTGTTACTAGGGAGTCCTTTATCTACTTCTGCCATTTAATACTCCTATGTATTTGTAACATAATATTTTAGGTTTTCCAACCCTTGTGGGTTAGGTCCTGATTCTGGTGGTGGGCCTGATTTAACACCAGGTAAACTAGCTACTCCACCATCAGCATATAAACCAATGGATCTTAAAATAGTATCTAAAGTATCATAACCTATTTCTGTTCCAATTAGTTTTGGATTTTCTAACAAGGCTTCTAATGTTGAACCTTTATATTTTCTACCAAGGTCTTTTAGACCTCCTACAAGATAACCACCACGATAACCAATACGTCCACCGTCTGCAAATTTTTTTAGAGGTTTTAAAATTTTAAGAGGACCAGGTAAGGGCACTATATCAATAAAATCTTTTGCTACTCTTGCAGCTGTATTTCTAGCTTCTTTTAAATTTTCTAAAAATATGTTTGCCTTAATAACATTTTCAACTTCGCCTTTTGGAGTCTTGTCTGTAATTTTCATGTTTTTATATTTATTTAAAAACTTACCTATGTCTTTTTCCGTTTTACCTTTAAACTCATCCATGGGATCTATAGATTGTTGTTTTCTAAAAGATCCTCCATACTCACCACCACCACTTAATTTTACAACTTTGTAACCATCTGATTGTGCAGAGTAGTTTATTAATTTATTATCTTGAATTTCTAATAATCTTTTCTTTTCTTTTTCTGGTAATTTACTTTTTTTAATCTTGTTTATTTTCTTTTCAGCTTCATCAATTTTATAATCTAAATCAGTAAATCTACCTTCGCCTTCTTGTCCAGCCATAGCCTGATTTATTTGTGCAGGAGTAAAAATTAATTTATCTCCAGTTATCATTTGCGAACCTCTAATATTACCAGCATGTCCTTTGTGAATTTTAGAAGTGCCTGTAAAAGGACCAGACTCGGCATAACCCCCTCTTTTTACAATGTCAGCTTGTCTTTTCTTTTTTTCTAAATATCTTTTACCTGGATCAGCTGGCGGTAAATTTTTTACAGGGTTTTTAATTCTATATTTTTTATTTGCTTCTGCAGCAGCAGCAAAAGATTTAAATTCACCAGGGACTAATTTAGAAGAATATCTTTTAGTTACTTTTCCTGTGGCTCTATCTTTATAAGTTTTTGTTACAACATTATCTTTTGTAATTGTAGATATTTTTTTAAGACCAACTCCTGGTTTTCGTGTTCTTACGTCTTCAGCATATTCTTTTGGATCTACGATTTTTGGTGGTTTTTTTCTTTTTTCTCTTGCTTCTAAAATAAATTTTTGTTTATCTTTAAGGGCTTGATTTGCTTCTGATTTAGATTTGTAATATTTAGTTCCTTCAAACTTTGCAGGTAGTGTTCCAGCTTTACTTTTTTTAAAAGTTATTTTATATTTAGAATCTTTTGGTGCCCCACCAACTTTACTTGTCTTACTAAAATCTCTATCTACAATGGGTCTTACTTTATTAAATCTATCTGTTGATCCACCATCCTGCATCTCTACTCTATCATCTTCGTAGAGAAAAAGTATTTCATCGACTCTGTCCATTATTCCCCTAACATTGCAGCAAGACCACCTGATGCAAAATCTTTTTTCTTAATACCAACAAACTCGTCTAGGTTTGATGTACCTGTGCTTATGCCTTCTTCAAAATCTTTTACATAAGAATCACCATCTTTACCAAATCTGTAAACCTCTTCACCATCAAAGAATTCATCAGGTCCACCACGTGGATTCATTTCATCTGGTGGACTTTTTTTCAGGTAGTAGTCTGCTTTGGCACCTTGATCAGTTTCAAATCTTACACCCACACTACCACTATCCATTTCATAATCTAACTCTAAATCTTTTCTTGATGGGTGTTGATATGTTTGAATTCTATCTGACTCTTTTGTTAGTTTACCTTCTTTCATAATTTTATTAACCAAAGGTGCAAAATGATCTGGTACTCCCATTGCATCTGTCTTGGTAACTGTTTCAACAACTTCTTCAACAGCTTGTGATCTTGGTCTGAACACATTGATTAGTCCTGTTTTAAGCGCTGCAATACCAGCACCACCCATACCCATTAATTTTAAAAATGCTCTACGTCCCATACCTCCAGCCATAAAACCTGCACGGCCACCATTAGCCATATCTTCTGAATCTAAATCTTCATCCATTTTCTTTTTAAATCTTTCGATAGCTTCTTTGTTTTCTCTATTCATTCTTGCAGCAATCTCTGCTTCTGTTTCAATTGCTTCACCACCCATAATTTTTGCTCCCGGTGGTATTTTTCTACCCTTCATGTCCATGATATCAGCTAACTGTTTCATGGCTTTGTCTTTTTGTTCTTTAGATTGTTTTTTGCTAGCGTCGATTCTGTTGATGATCATTTTTAATTCTGTTTCTGATCTAATTGCTCTTGGGTCGTAACCGCTACGAACTAATTTTTCTGTCACCATGGATTCTTGAAATCCTGATTGCATCTGGTTTGGTAGTTTCGTGATCCCTGAACCTTGGTCCTTGGACAAGAGTTTGATAACAAATCTTCTAATGATCGGTGTCATTAATAATAATTCCTTTTACGGGACTCTTTGTTTTCTGTTATGTAATCTTCCGGGTGTTGTAATAATCCGCCCTGCCTAAATCGCATGATAGCTTGTGTAGTTGAATCTACATAGTCATCATGATCTCCGTATGGAAATGCAGCACACTCCTCGATTACTTCTTCGGCAAACTTTTGATCCGGCGCCCATATCATTCCAGACTCAAAAAGTGGTGCGCATGCATTCACTCTTGCATGTTTATCATTTCCTTTGCTTGGTGTAAAGTTAACAACTGGTATATCCATTTGCCTTAACTCATACGTCAAAGGTAAACCTGATGCCTTTGATTCTACTATAACTGTCTCCGGTTTCCAATAAGAATATTGCTCTAATGCCATTCTTCGTAGCTCCGGAAACTCATATCTGCCTTTAATTGCATCTAAAAGCAGGAGCTGCGGAGGGCCATCTTCTTCTGGATACCACAATCCCCATGTAGTTATCGCACTATAATCGGCTGTCTCCTTTTTTAAAAATGCTGTGTCGTAGCTCTGTATCACGTGATACAATGGAGGTATATCATCTGCATCATACTTCATCCACCATTCTCGTTTTAATATTGCACCTTCCTCACTAGTTGGTTGTTGCATCCACTGCGCATTCCATTTTGATACTGGCAAGGTTGCTTTGACTTTTTCTAGTTCATCTAGTTTCCAATACTCTGGCCATACTGGTCCATGTTCCATGATTGCTGGAAACTCGACCACTTCCCATTGATCTGCTTTTGGTTCTTTCTGATTAGCGAGTAACATACCTGTTAGATCTTTTGTAGACCATCTAGTCATGACTAAAATAATTCTAGCCCCAGGTTGTAAACGTTGACGTGGACCTGACGTATACCATTCGTAAGCAGACTCCATCGCTGTTGGACTCATCGCATCTTGCTCCGAGTGTGGATCGTCTATAATTAAAAGATCAGCACCCCGTCCGGTGATGGCACCGCCGACACCTGCTGCGAAGTATTCGCCACCTTGTGCTGTTTCCCACCTACCAGCGG